GATGAACTCGCCGAGGTCTGTGAGACCAATGCGGAAAATCATGTTGCCGATCTGCGATGGCGTCTTCTTCCGTAGGTCGCTCATGCTGCCACCTCTTGCTGTTCTTCGAGGTACGATTTCCGCTCGTCGCAAAGCTCCAGCAGCTCGTCGGCCTGGTCGCTGGTGTAGAAGCCGTCGTCTTGGCGAGCGTGCACAGCTAGCGCAAACTTCCGCAGCTGCTCTTCGCTGCTGGCCACCTCGATGGCAGCACGAGCTTTTGCCATTGCCTTGTCGTCTGCGACAACGGCCTGCGGCTTCTGCGGAGTAGGCTGTGAGACGGATACTGTCTCTGGCTCTGTCGGGTAGTCTTGGGCCTCTTCTGCCGTCACCAGGCCGCGGAGAATGTCTGGAAACGCGTCACGCAGAGCGAAGCCGCGAGCCCGCATCTGCAGCATGCGACGCGGATACTGCGACCACGGGCCGCCTTTGCCCCACAAGCCTGCTTTCTTCGCTTCTGAGACTCCAAACCGGCTCTCCACTGGCTGGGCGTCGCCTCGACGCTTCGCCTGGCAAACGGCCACCATGCTGTCGCCTTCGCCCTCAATGGTTTCGCGAACCCACTCGCAGACAGGCGAGCCTTTGCAGACGGCCAAGGCCGTGTCGCCGTAGACGCTCGGTCTGCCGTTGACCACGGCAATCGACTGCAGCGACTGCATGGGCGACAGGCCAAGCTCGGCACCGTGCTGGATGGCCAGCATGCAAGACTCTGGCTTGCCTCTGAAATCCTTTGGGGCAAACTCGCTCTTGGCGACCAGCCCTGCAAAACGAAACGCATCCTCAAACGTGCTCAGTGCCAGCCCACGCGGCTGGCTGGTTGTCAGTCCTGTGCTCATTGGTTCCTCCTCAGTAGATGAGCATTGCCCGATCCAGCACCTCGACGACCTCGGTGCCTCCTCCGTCGACGTGCCTGCGCACGAAATATGTGTCACGCTCTTCTCCGTACTCGGCTCTCATCACGTGACCGCGAGTCACTTGCCCCTGGTGGTAGAAGAGGACGGGCGAGTCCTCGTCCCAGCGGCGTCGCTCGCCGTCCCAGCGTCCTGGGTTCGTGAACCCGTAGATCTCTTGCATGCCTGCGACCGCTGCTGCGGCCTCCCTGTCGTGTGGTGAACGCATGTTCATTCCCTCATTGGTTGGGGCAGTGTACGCCTGACTCAGAATGGGTCAAGCAGTTTTCTTGCACTGCTGCTAGCGGTAGTTCGCGATAAAAAGAAGAGGCTGCCGAAAGCAGCTGAGCTAATGCGAGAAGCAGATCGATCCAGACTGCGATGCTCATGACAAATCCTTTCGTTAGAGCGGCCTGCTGCTTCGATGCGGCAGGGTTATATGCTGCTATCGGTAGTTCGTCAAGAAGAAAATGAGCTTTGGCCTAAAAAAGAAAAAAACGACCTATTTCTTAGGCTTTTTGCCAATAGCTCGGCTGGTCAGCTGCTCTCCGGCATCCTTTGCCGCTTTTTCTGGAACCAGCCACGAACGCTGACCGTGTCGCAGGGCACCTTCGAGCTTGCCTGCTCTGCAAAGCTGCCTCACCCAGCTTGGCGTGCAGCCCATTGCGCGGCCAGCTTCCTCAATCGAGAAGAACGTCGTGTCGCCAATCTTGGTGGGCATGGTCATGACCGGGATGGTACCGGTCGCGGTATTTGGTGCAACGTGTCCGTCTTTGCAGTATCGCACTGACTCCGCAGTTTGGGCGGAGTGGGCGGCCCGATTCTGGTCTTTTCGCGACGAAACGCTGTACAGTACGGAAAGACCGGAAAAGACCAGTTGTTTCAAGCGGAGGGCATGACGATTGTACAAATGTCCACCGTTCGTAAAATCATCCGCTTAGACCTTTAGACAGCAAGGAATGGCCATGCAGACACTTCGAGAACTCCTTCAGGATCGCATCGCACCTAGCCGCCAGTATTCAGAGAGGACCGTTGAGCTCTACACGCAGACGCTCGACCAGCTGGCCAAGTTCCTAGGGCACGAGCCAACGATCGATGACCTCGACGACGTGACCGCCGCAAAGTTCTGCCGATGGAGACTTACCACAAAGTTTCGCGGAAAAATCATTACGCCAGCGACGGTGGGAAAGGACAGCCAGCAGCTCAAAGCGATTTGGAACTTTGCCGCCAAAAAGCGACTCAAGAGGTCTGATGGCACGGACATTGAGTTTCCGGATTACCGGACGCCAACGATCCCGAAGCCGCGGCCGCGAGCATTCAACGCGAATGACCTAGCAAAGCTGATCAAAGCTGCTCGCCACCGGCGTGGCATGATTGGCCGTGTGCCTGCTGCCTGGTACTGGTCAACCAAGTTGCTGGCACAGTTCCAGACAGGCGAGCGAATCGGTGCCATTTTGGAGCTGCGGTGGGGCGAGGTCGACATTGAGCGTCAAACGCTCACGTTCCTGGCACACACGCGCAAAGGCCACTCACAGACGATTACACGGCCAATCACAGAACGGCTGGCCAGCCTGCTGGCCTGCGAGAAAGGCCACGCTGACGAGCGTGTGTGGCCGTGGCTGGAGAATCGGTCCTATGTGAGCCTATATCCAAGCTTAAAGGTTCTCTGCCGCACCGCAGGAGTGCCCTACAAGCCATTCCACAGCATCCGCAAGGCCACGGCATCGTACCTGCGGCGTGGTGGCGTCTCGGCGAAAGGCCAACTCGGCCACGAGACGGACGGCATCGCGGAACGCCACTACTATGACGAGGACATCGTTGGGCGAGAGAACAACCTGGACCTACTGCCAGACATTGAGTGACCGGCAGGCCAGCGAGCAGCGGCAGGGGGAGGAAGCTGCCGCGCTCGAGCTGGCCGCCCGGCTCACGGGCGTTGCTCAAGGCCGCGATCGTCTTTGCACGCCAGCTTGACCAGCAGCTGCTGCCGTTCCTCCAGCAGCCTGTAGATGTCGCGGGCGAGCTCGTGCTGCACTGTGCCGATCGACCGGCTCCAACGATGGGCACGGTGCTCGATTCTGGCCAAGTCGTCACACGTTAGCGGCAGCATCTTCATCGGTGGTTTCCCCGTGCAGGATGATCGCCAGCAAGGCGTAGCTGGCAAGGTCTAGCAGCGTGTCACGCACGCCCTCGTGCACCAGGCGGCCAGTGCGGCAGTAGGTGCGCAACCGCTGCACTTTGTCCGCAATGCGGACCATGCAGCCTCGCCAGGGCTCAATGTCGACAAACTCGGCACCGTGACGAATGTTTGCCAGCGGATCTTCCTCGCTGCCGTAATCGCGGCTTTTGCTGTGGTGCAGCTCTGCCATTTCGTCTAGCAGCTCTCCAAACCGCTCGCTTATGCCGCAGGGCGCAAACCTATTGAGGATTTGCTCCGCAGTCCAGCCGCCGCGGAACTCGTGAATCGGGTCTGCGGTATCGCCACTGTCGTCCTCTGGGTCTGTGAGCACTGGGTGATCGTCATCGCTGCTGCAAACTTGTTTGCCGTCGCAACACACACCGCCGGTGCGTGTTTCAATCGCTTTTCGCATAGCAGCATTGGCAGTGAGCAGGGCATCTGTCGTGTCGAGGTGGCCGCCTGGTGTCTGGTCGCTCATGAGCTGCGGATCTCTCCCTTCTTCGAGATGCGGTAGTTGTCCACATCGAAACTACCGGTCTGGTCAACAGTGACCGTGGCAAAACCGTGGTTCCAGCGGTTGACCCTGCTGTATTCCGGCGTAAGGTCGCACAGACAGCCGGTCGACCAGCAGAAGGTTTCCCTGTGCCACATATCGGATTCCGCGTGGCCGCTGGTCCGGTGGCCGTGCCCCTCGAGCACCGTGTGCTGGAGCCGCAAAAACGCACCGCGTGCCTGGTTTACTGGGCTGGATATGCCACGCCCTTTCTCGTGGCCGTGCAGCACGGGCAGTTCGCCTACCATTACTGGCCGCTGGTCCTCAACCAACTGAATGTCGAGCTCGTCGAAATCCAGCCACTGATCAAGGCCCATTCGCGGGTCATCGCTGATTTCCGGCGCGTGCTGC